CGATGGTGGGCACCTTGTGGCGTTCGGACACGGCGGATGCCGCGTCATGGAACTCGTCACGCACCGCAATGAGCTTGCGGATGGTGCCGACGCCACTGCCTTCCATGTAGCCGAGCTCGATCATGTTGGTCTCACGCGCTTCCTGCTTCGCCATCACGGCGAGGAAGTCGTTGTACGAGTCAATGCCCGAGTCGGGCGAGTCGCTGAGTTCCTCGTACAGCTTGAAGAACAGGCTGCGGACTTCGGACACGAGCTGACGGTCGATGTACCAGGCCAGGCTGGACACGACGCGCGCACGCATCTTCTCGTTGGGCAGGATGGTGCCCAGGTGAGCGAGCGGGTCGTAGTGCTTGGCGGACATGGTCACCTTGCTGGCTGCGACGGCGGTTGCGGTGTAGGTACGGGACATGAGATTCTCCAGAGAGTTGAGGTTGAGGTCAGGATGAGCCCGTAACGTGGTGCTCATGCGCATGGGTTGTCTTCACGGCGTCTGAGCCGCGTCGTGCCTCGCATTCCTGCGCAGGCGAATCGAGTGGTGTGTTTGGTCAGCGCCAGGTGCCAGGTGTCGATGACACCGTATGACCGAGCTGATCCGCGCCAATGTGCGACGCTGTTGTCCGTAACGTGGACGAGGCTGGGTGACCGAACGACCTTCTACCGTGAGGCTGCATCCGTGGATGCCATGGCACGGCGATCTGGGTACGTACCGGGAGCGAGGGCGCGATGTTCCTTACGCGCATGGAGTGTTCAGCATTGAGAGTCTCCGAAGTTGGAATCGAGTTCGAGATCAGTGGTCATTGATTTGACCAAGTTCCTCCCTGTGGGCGATGATGTCGAAGGGGTCAGAGCCCCAAGCGACTTCCTCGTCGTTGTCCGTGTCGTCGGTGCTGATGTCAGCTCCGACGGCTTTCAGCACATCGAGGTGCTGGGCTTGCCTGGTAGGCAGTTCATATTGCAAGAGGCGAATGCGCATAGTCAGTCCTTTCGGTGAATGACAGAGACGCAGAGAGATCGAACCCGCGGAACGCGGGTTCGTGCTGGGTTAGCTCGGGTCGTATTCGTCGGGATCACCGTCGAGGTCGATGTCTCCACGCAGTTGCTCCTTGTGGAGCGCGCGCATGTCGGACTCGTGAGCGAGATCACGCCAGGGTTTGATGGAGCAGCCAGCGACGCGCTTGGTTGCTGCTTCAGCTCCGTGGAGCGCATCGAGATTGCTGAGACCCGCAGCGATAAGCGTTGTGAGCACGTCGTCGAAGACGCGGTTGCTATCAGCTTGATCCATCACAACCTCACTGTGAACTTGCCAGGGATGTACTTGCCCTTGGCGATGTAGCCGAACATCCAGCGGCCAGCGCCGAGGACGAGTGAACAGGTCAGTGCACCGATGGTGGCGACCATGACTCCGCTGTACGTGCCCCAATGCAGGAACACGAGCATGACGAAGATGCCGATGTCCATCGCAAGTGGGTAGCTCAACATGCGCAGTCTGTTGCGCCATGAGAGCTTGACGAATGTGACGAGTAGGCCAATGCCTACCACGATGCCCATTTCAAGCATGATGTGCTCCTTGGGTGCAGCGAGTGCTGCACCCGTGGGTTGTTGATCAGCGAGCCTCAGCGATGACGGGCTCGTCACGCTTGAACCAGCCGGCGACGAGCGACGTGCGCTTGACGCTTGCGTCCTTGATGGCACGGCCGATGTTGGCCATGCGTTCGACGTCGAACTCGACGATGAACTTGAACGCCTTGCCGGCTGCGAGCCAGGCTGCGAAGAACGCAGCGACGATGCCGATGAAGGCAACGAGGTACGCGAGGAACGCGCTCGCACTCACGGTTGCGAGTGCGATGAGCGCGATATCCACGAGCTGCACGCCCCAGTAGAAAGCGGATGCGTACGTAACTAACCAGCCAAGCGTTGCAAGAACGAGGCGCTTGCCTTGCGGCAGCATCGCTTCGCTCAGCACCGCGGCTTGTTGGGCCACGGCTTCCGCGTACTCGGTTGCGACGCGCTCGTCGATGCGAGTCGTGTCGACTGCGGGGATGGACTTCTTCGTTGCGAACTTGGTTGCCATGATGTTGCTCCGTGGGTTGGGTGGTTGCCGAGTAGCTCGGCTCCTTGGGCACGTGATGTCCAAGGAGCTGAGTTCACGAGCGCAGACAGACTGAGCCTGCGGAACGCAGGCTCAGCCAGTGAGCTACCGAACGACGCAGACGCTCTTGCCTGTGCGCGCAGCTTCCTCGCGTGCCGCGATGAGTGCGCGAACGTACGAGTCGTGTGCGCTCTGCTGCTCAGCGCTGGGCACCCAGGCAGGGCGCACCTTGCGGTTGGGCTGCGGGGCAGCGGAGCGCTGGGCCTTGAGCGCAGCGCACTCGGCTTGCAGCGCGAGGCGCTCAGCCTTGAGCGCCTCGTGACGTGCGTCGAGCTGCTGATACGCAACGTGCGTAGCTTCGAGGTTGGCGAGCAACTGAGCGTTGGTGAGTTTGGGCATGATGGGCTCCAGTGGTTGAGGATCGAAGAACACAACCGCCGAGCGACCGAGCACAGCGAAGCTGGGCTCGCAGGGCATGGCGAAGAGACTCCTTTCCCCCCGGAGCGAAACCCGAATCCGAACCGGGGGTACGGATCGGGAGACCGGGGGGAAGAGCCTCACGCCGTCGTATCCACGAAATTTTTCAGAAATTTTTCTCGGACCGACTTCGCTCATCGAACTTCGATCTAAGTTAGACTCGCGCCATGCCGCGCGCCAGCCCAGCCACTCAGACCCCCGTTCCTCGCCCCACACGGCGCGGTGGCGGTGCGCCTGGTCGCCATATCAACGTCGGCGCAGCGCGCTCGCGTGGCAAGGACACCTCGCTTCCCGGCAACGCAGAAGGAATCGACGAAGACAAGCCGCTCACTGATGCGCAGCGCCGGTTCGTTCAGCTCTGGGCCTCGGGGGAGTCGATTGTCACGGCCTCGGCCCGCGCCGGCTATGACGGGTGCCCGACCTACGGCTACCGCCTGGTCCGCCAGCCGAACGTCCTCAAGCTTTACAACGAAGAGAAGGCGAAGTTCGAGGCCAGTTGCCAGATGACCCGCAAGAGGGTCATGGATGGGCTGATCGAGGGCGTCGAGATGGCGAAGCTCGCCGGCGAGCCCGCCAGCGTGATCTCGGGCTGGCGTGAGATCGGGAAGATGTGCGGCTACTACGAGCCCGTCACCCGCAAGTTAGACATCACGGTCAATGGCGATCTCGCCATGGACCGCATGAACCGACTCAGCGACGCTGAGCTGCTGCGACTGATCCAGGATGGCATCAGTGCAGACCTTGAGCAGATCGAACACCAAAACTGACCTGACCTCAAGGACCCCCATGACGCATGAAGACTTGTCGCTCTCCGACCACATCCACCGCAACCCGCCGATGTGGAAGGACTGGGTCGGCTTCGCCGGAATGATCATCACGGTATCCCTGGTGTTCGTTCAGGGTGGGCGAATTCTGGAGTCGTTGGACAACACCCGCGCCGAGCTGAACAAGGTCGTCGGCGTCGTGACCGTCCTGAAGGACGACATGGCTGCGAACCGCACCGAGCTGGCCAAGCTCCAGGGCGTCGACGCCCTGCTCGATCTGCGGCTCAAGAGCCACGACAACCGGCTCGATGCCTGTGACCGAAAGCCGGCGCGATGAACTTCGTCACCGCCGTCGCCATCGTGGCCGTGATCGCGCTCATCGTCATTTCACTGCCGAGCATCGTTGGATGAACGGCCCAAACCTACCGAGGGGTTCTCGGAGAACAGTTAGGAGTCTGCCATGTCCTTTGTAATCACCGCCACCGTTACGTTCGACGGAACCAAGCCCCCGTATGTCCGCACCTGGGGGCCGCTGGAGAAGTCCCACGTTGTCGACCACATGGAGATGCGCTGGATTCGCGCTCTCGGCAAGTTGAACGACTTGGCCACTCAGGTCAACCACGGCAAAGTGCCGAAGCCGACGACCACGAACCCGGTCACCATGAAGATGGACCTGAACATCACCGAGGACGGCGCTCTGTGGTGCAACACGAACATGACGTGGCCGAAGATGGGCGACGAGCAGCAAGCCACGCTGATCGGCATCTTCGAGGGCGAGATTGAGCACGTGGGCAAGGAGATCAAGGCCAAGGAGCACGACAAGAGTGGTGCCCTGCATGGCAAGGCCAAGTAAGTGTCGCACTGGTTCAAGCAGAGGTATTACTACTGGGCGGGTTATCTGGAGGGTCGATGGGGCCTTCTCGGAAAACTCGCTCGGCTGAAGCCTCGCGCAGGAGACAAACTGTGAAGCTCATCCCCGACTGGAAGAAGGCCCACCGCTTCCTCAGCGTGCAGGCGATGTCGCTGGCCGCTGCGTTGCAGGGAGCGTGGATGTTCATGCCCGGCGACCTCCGTGCCGTGCTGAACGCGAAGCTCGTCGCCATCGTGTCGCTCGTGCTGCTCATCATGGGCATCGCCGGCCGTGTCATCGACCAGCCGAAGATCACCGCCCCGCCGGTGCCGCCCGAGGCCCCGAAATGAACCTGCGCGAACAGCTCATCGGCTTCGAGGGGGTCAGGAACGAGTCCTACCCCGACGCGCTGACCAACGCCGAGCCCTGGACCATCGGGGTAGGGCACTGCGGCCCCGAGGTCTGCCCCGGCCTGGTCTGGAGTGACAGACAGATCCAGGAGACGCTCGACCACGACATCGAAGAGAAGACACAGCAGTGCCAGGCCGCGTTCCCGTGGTTCGATGGGCTGAATGAGCCGCGCCAGGCCGTGATCATCGGCATGTGCTTCCAGATGGGCCTCGACCGGCTGAAGAACTTCGTCAACACCCTGGCCATGGTGCAGGCCGGTAACTACGAGCGCGCTGCCGACGGCCTGCGCAATAGCCGGTGGGCGCGGCAGACGCCCAGGCGCGCCGTCGCGCTCGCGCGGCAGATGGAAACAGGGGAGTGGCATGTTCCCTCTTAGCTTGCTCAGCGGTTATCTTTGGCCCGCCATCGGCATCGCGTTCGCCGGGCTGCTGATTGCCGTTGGCGTCCAGACGAAGCGCGTCGAGTGGGCGAAGAACGAGGCGAATGAGGTCAAGGCCGCGTGGGTGCTCGACCGTGAGCGCGCCAACGAGGTCGCCCGGAAGGCGGAACTCGCCGCCAGAGCACGAGAGCAGGCCGTCGCCGCCGCACAGAAGGAGTCCGCAGATGAATACCAGCGCCAGATCACCCAGGCCCGTGCCGATGCTGTCATTGCTGACGCTGCTTCTGGCCGGTTGCAGCAGCGTGTCGCCCAGCTACTCGCCGCCGCCCGTGCAGCCCCCGGTAATCCCCCGATTGTCGACGCAGGCGCGCCAGCCGAAAGCGTCGCCCGAGTGCTTGCCGAGTTGCAGCGCCGGTCTGACGAGACAGCGGGACGCCTCGCTCTCATCGCCGACGAGCGCGGTGCCGCCGGCAGCGCCTGCGAGCGCGAGTACGACGCGCTGACCAAACCAGTTTCTCCCCCCGCGGGCAAAACCGCACAACCCTGAAGGAAAGTGAAATGGCTACTACCGGCAACCAGACTTACAACACCGATGTCTACGGCGTCGTCCGTCGCATCAACCGCTTCATCGTCGAGATCTGCAAGAGCCAGTCGTCGGGCGTCAGCCAGACGATCAGCTTCGACGTGGCGCGCGCCCGCAGCTACATCCAGGCCGTCCGGTCCTACGTGATCTGGGTGTGCAGCGTCCCGATGCTCGATCTGCCCGAGACCGGCCCGACCGCAGTTGATCTGCCGGCCCCGCCCGTGATCCCGCTGTTCGAGAACGAGTCGCTGTTCGACCTGGCCACGATGTTCAGCCTGGCGCGTGATGAGATTGCGAACTCGCAGTCGAGCCGCCTCAGCTCGAACTTGATCAACTTCGACCGCATTCGCCTGGACGCGATCCTGGACAAGGCCGACGTGTTCCTGACGACCTACGTCACCGTGATCGACCCGCTCGATCAGCCGGAAACCAGCCCGATGACGACTGTCACCGGCCATGGCGCTCGCGGAGTCTAAGTTCGATCTAGGCAAGAGTGGTGACAGACGCGCCCCACCCTGAGTTCGACGTCGATCCGGGCCTCTTGGTCTGTGTCGACGCCGGTAGGGGAGGGGCGTATCTGCCCCTGAGCGAGTACGCCCCGCTGATTCATCAGCTCGAAGCGCTCCAGGCTCAGGTCAACACGCTGCTGGCAAAGATGGCAGCGATTGCTCGACTCGCGAGGGCCACATGACCCGCTTCGCATTCACCGAGTACCAGGCCGTCGCGCTCTGGTACCGCGTTCTCGACGCCGTGATGGCGTTTCTCAGTGCGGTCGTGACCGCGGTCGCCCTCGCGCTCGTCATCCTCTACTTCACGAGTCGTGATGAATGACTTCGACCCGCAAGCCCCGTTCACCGGCTCCGACGGGCTCGTCTACGCCTGCGTCGCGGACAAAATCCTCGCCCAGCCGTTCGGCTGCTGGCGCAACGAAAACATCCTCCACGCGCGTCGCCAAGGCGTCGAAGAAAAGCTCGTCCGCCGCTGGCTCGAAGCCTACGACGAAGCGGGCGGCACGCCCGACTGCACCACCCGCGCGGGTGTCAACGCTCACATCCGCGCCAACTACGCCGTCAGCCGCGATGGCACCGGCCTCGACCGCATCGCCGACGACTACACCTCAAGTCGCCCTCCAGCGTGAACTCGCCGCGCGCGTCCTGGCCAAGCGCCGCCTGATCCCGTTCACGCAGCGGATCAACCCCCGGTATCACGCCGGCTGGGTCCACAGCGACATCGCGCGCCGTCTTGAGCGGTTCAGCGACGACGTGGCGAAGGGGCTGAGTCCGCGCCTGATGATTCTGATGCCGCCGCGGCACGGAAAGAGCGAGCTGGCGTCCCGGATGTTCCCGGCCTGGCACCTGGGCCGTCACCCCGACCACGAGATCATCGCGGCCTCGTACAACGTGTCCCTGGCCATGACCTTCAGCCGCAAGGTGAAGGAAGTCCTCGAAGACCCGAACTACCAGAGCGTCTTCGGCACCCGGCTGAATCCGAACCACCAATCGAGCGAAGAGTGGGGCATCGAGGACAACCGGGGCGGCTACGTCGCGGCCGGCGTCGGGGGCGGCATCACGGGCAAGGGCTGTAACGTCCTGCTCATCGACGACCCGTTGAAGAACGCCGAAGAGGCCGACAGCCCTGACGTGCGCAACAAGCTGTTCGACTGGTACACCTCGACGGCCTACACCCGCCTGGCCCCCGGCGGCGGCGTGCTCATCATCGAAACGTGGTGGAACGACGATGACCTGGCCGGGCGGCTCCAGGTTGCCATGGCCGAGGACGAAGACGCCGACCAATTCGAGGTCGTGAAGTACCCCGCCGTCGCCGAGAGCGACGAGTGGAACGACCCGATCACCGACGAGATCGTGCGCCTCGACGGCAACGACGAGAACCCGGCCGGCTACACGCTGCTGCGCCGCAAGGGCGAGCCGCTGCACGAGCATCGCTACGACATCCTCAAGCTGAACCGGATCAAGAAGACGCTCCCGGCCCGCTTCTGGTCGGCGCTGTACCAGCAGAACCCGGTGCCCGACGACGGCGATTACTTCACCAAGGACCAGTTCAAGCGTGCTGCGCCGCCGAACATCAAGAAGTGCAACGTCTACATCGCGTGGGACTTCGCGATCTCGGAGAAGAAGCAGAACGACTTCACGGTCGGCACCGTTGTCCTTCAGGACGACGACGACGTGCTCCACGTGACGGAGGTCGTCAGATTCAAGTCCGGCGACGCTTTCTTCATCGTAGAATCTATCTTGAATCTAAGTTCGAGATGGGCCAGCCCCGGCATGCTTCTCGGCTTCGAGGACGGACAGATTTATCGCTCCATCGAGGCTCTGCTGAAGAAACGAATGCGCGAACGCAAGCTGTACCCCGCCACCGAAGTGCTCAAGCCGCTGACCGACAAGCTCGTCAGGGCTCGAACGCTTCAGGGTCGCATGCAGCAGGGCATGGTCCGCTTTCACGACAACGCCGAGTGGTACGACACGGTCCGCTCCGAAATGTTGCGCTTCCCTGCCGGCCTCCACGACGACTGCGTTGACTCCCTGGCCTGGGCCACGCGCCTGGCCCTCGGCAAGGAACCGCCGCGCAAAGCGCAGGCGAAAGAACTCCCCTCTTGGAAAGACAAACTCAAGGGGCTCGGCACTGGCGAACTCTCACACATGGCGGCATGACATGACACCCATCGAATTCTCAGCTTGGCTCAACGGCATCAACGCGGGCCTGTGTGGCGCGCTCCCCCACCGAGCGATCTGGACCATGGTCATGCAGGAAGCGGCGAAGCTCGCCGTGCCGCGGGACATGAAGCTCCCACTGCCGGGGAGCATTGAACACGCCCGAGACACTTGGTGGGACAAGCGCCCATCTCCCTCCGACGCTTCGCCGTGGACCCCGCCGTTCACTGTGACGTGCAGTGTGAACGAACCGTTCCCTAACCATGGAGCCCGCAAATGAAAGACTCACCTTGCGCTGAACTCGTCGCTCGCTGTTTCGACGCACGCACAGCGATGCACTTCGCCCACCTCCAGTCGCGCTCGTATGCTGAGCATGTGGCGCTGGGTGACTTCTACGACGCCATTGCGACCGCAGCGGACGCCTTCGTCGAATGCCACATGGGCATCGAGGGGATGCTCACTGGCTACCCGTCGCTCGCCCCCAACACGAACGCCAAGCCGCTCGAGTTTCTCCCCAAACTCCACGACTGGATCACCAAGCACCATGAACTGTGCGCCGACGGCAGCACGGAGCTGGCCAACCTCATCGACGAAATCCTGGCAGTGATCGACCGCACTTTCTACAAGCTCAAGTTCCTGAAATGAGGTCACATCATGCCCATTGACTCAAAACTCGCGAACCACGTCTGGAAGCGGTACTCGTGGTGCCGTGACAACGGGCACAACCGCTACATCGCTAAGGCCGACCTGTGCGAGCGCCACTTCGCTGGCGACCAGTGGGACATCACCGACAAGGCCCAGCTCACGCTGGTGCGCCGTCCCGCGCTCACGATCAACAAGATCCTCGGCACCGTCGGCAACGTGCTCGGCGAGCAGATTGGGAATCGCTCGGAGATCAGCTTTCGACCGCGCAACGGCTCGCACCAGGCCACGGCCGACGTGCTGAACAAGGTCTTCAAGCAGATCAGCGACTCGAATCAGCTCGACTGGAAGCGCAGCGACATGTTCGCCGACGGCATCATCACGAGCCGCGGCTACCTCGACATTCGGCTCGACTACAACGACCAGATGCAGGGCGAGGTTCGCTACGAGAACGTCAACCCGAAGAACGTCATCGTCGACCCGGACGGCGACCAGTACGACCCCGACACGTGGAGCGAGGTCTTCGTGAGCAAGTGGGTCACCGCCGACGACATCGCGGTGCTCTACAACCGCGAGGACGCTGAGTACCTGCGCAACCGCGAGCAGAGCTACTTCCCCTATGGCTACGACTCCATCGAGACGGTGCGTGACCGCTTCGGTTCGCGCACGAACCCGGCCTACGCCAACGGCCACGACGACTCGAACGTCCTGCGCAACATCCGCCTGATCGAGCGCCAGTACCGCGACCTGGACAGCCAGAAGCACTTCGTCGAGACCGAGACCGGCGACATGCGGCCGATCCCGAACGACTTCTCGCGCGACCGCATCGCGTTCTTCGTCGAGAAGTTCGGCTTCAAGGTCGTCAAGAAGCTCGTGCGCCGCATCAAGTGGACGGTGATCGCCGACCACGTCGTGCTGCATGACGACTGGAGCCCGTACAAGCACTTCACCGTGGTTCCATTCTTCCCGCACTTCCGCCGTGGCACGACCATCGGCCTGGTCGAGAACCTCACCGGCCCGCAGGAGCTGCTGAACAAGGTCACGAGCCAGGAGTTGCACGTCCTGAACACCACGGCGAACTCGGGCTGGAAGGTCAAGGCCGGGACGCTGCTGAACATGACGATGGAAGAGCTCGAAGCACGCGGCGCGCAGACCGGCCTCGTCGTGGAAGTGACCGACATCGACGGCATGGAGAAGATCACGCCGAACGCCACGCCGCAGGGTCTGGATCGGATGAGCTTCAAGGCCGAAGAGTCGATCAAGTCGATCTCGGGCGTGTCCGACTCCATGCAGGGCTTCGACCGCGAGGACGTCGCCGCCAAGGCGATCCAGGAGAAGAAGAAGTCAGGCTCGACGAACCTCGTCAAGCCGCTGGACAACCTCGCGCGCACCGACTACTTCATTGCCCGCAACACGCTCGACCTGATCCAGACCTTCTACACCGAGCCGCGCATCTTGACGATCACCAAGGACGACATGACGGGTGAAACGGAGGACGTGGGCATCAACCAGGTCGATCCGGCCACCGGCGAGGTCATCAACGACCTCATGCTGGGCGAGTACGGCGCGATCATCACGTCCGTCCCGCACAAGGAGACGATGGAGGACAGCCAGTTCGAGCAGGCGGTCGCGCTGCGCGAACTGGGGATCAAGATCCCCGACGCCGTGCTCATCAAGGCCAGCCGCCTGATCGACAAGGCCGAAATCGTCGCGCAGATGGCGGCAGAAGCGAGCACCCCCGCCGCGCAGCGCCAGGCGCAGACCGCGCAGGCCCTCCAGGACGCCGAAGTGGCGAAGACGCAGGGCGAGGCCAGTGTCAAGCACGCCGACGCCGGCTTGAAGCAGGCGAAGACCCAGGAGACGCTCGCCAAGACCCAAACCGAGCTGAAGGGAGAGCCCGGCGATGACGGCACCGACAGCGCGGTCAAGGTCGCCGAGGCGAATCACGGCATGGACCTGAAGGAACGCGAGTTCCAGCACAAACAGCAGCTCGACGTCGCCGGCCTACGCCTCAAGGCTCAGGACCAGGACGTGAAGCAGCAAGAGGCCGCGCAGAACGCGGCCAACGACCGGGTAATCAAGCGCCAGCAAGCGGCCAAGGCGGCGGCTGCTGGAAAAGTGTCCTTCACCCAACCCTGACCGGAGAAAAACCATGCCTGGAGATACCGACAACGTAGACCGCGGTGACGAGTTCGTCCCGACCGGTCCTGATGCCCCCGCGCCAGCGGCCGGCGCAGAAGATGCAGCGGCCGCAGAAGCGCTCGCCGCTGAACTCGCGGCCAAGGCCGATCCCAAGGCCGACGCCGGGCTGAAGGACGCAGCGAAGGACGCCCCGAAGGCCGAAGTTGCCGGTGAAGCGGAGCCCGACGGCGAAGAGGCCAAGACGAAGACCAAGGAGTCCCGCATCCCC